ACTTGAACTGTGAGCGGCTTAAGATAGCTTCTAAACTTTATGATATGGGTATGAAGGTAGCGGCAGTCAGTGTCATGTGCCAGGATTTTAGGACGTTCGATGCGATGCAAAAAGCTGGGACTCCGTGCCCCATAGCGGGACTCATAGGGGAGGAGGCGGCTGTGGAGTGGAAGAAGAATCCGAGGCTAATACCTAAGCAAGAACCTGTAAAGTTAAATAAGGAAGATTGGTTTGAAAAACTGGCTAACGGTATTATTGCTGTTATTCTTATGGCCCTTCTCGCAAGCTAGTCTAGCAGACCCGCCAAAAGAAGAAGTCACCATAGGCGACGACCAGTGGGTGGAAGTGCCGCTGGACTTTACCTTCCCATTCTACGGTAACAGTTACGTCACGTCGTTTATGTTTGCTAACGGGGTCATTGGGTTTATGAATCCTAATCAGATTCCGGGAAGTGGGCTTGTGTATGACGGGCTGTGTTGTAACGCTTTCGATTTCACTGCAAGTAATAATAACTACGGCAACTATGGGGGTGTAAGGTTTGATTACGTCATCATGCCTTGGCATACTGACCTAATATCTCTAGGTACTGGCAAGTTCTATATACAAGGTGATGATACATTCCAGAGTTACTTCTGGGAAAACATTAGTGAGTATCGAGATAATACTGACCTAAATACATTCGATACAACTCTTTATCCTACTGGGAACATTAGGTTTGCATACCAAGCCGTTGATATTCAGTCGCATAGTGTGACCGTCGCTATCGTTGGGGACCTGAGCGCGGGTGAGTATACGCAGTGGTTCTACAACAATCCAAGCACAAATGGAGGAGTGTATTGGACTTCAGGTGACCCATTACCTGTAGAAATAGAAGCAGGACAATCAATATGTGATGTTGACTCTACTGCGAGTTACGTGTGTACTTACTATGCTGAAGGATACGCAGAAGCGGTGTATGCACAGAATTGTGCTGCAAATACACTGTACGACTCTGGCTGTCCTGGTTGGGCTGAAGCTTATCTTGCGCAACAATGTGGTATTAGTTCGTTATATAGCCCTAGTTGCGATGGGTATGAACAGGCTTACATAGATAATCAGTGTGTATTAGACCCACTTTACTCAGTAAGTTGTCCTGGTTATAGCTTAGCAGTGGCCGAGGAAGAGGCAGAAGAGGCTTACGAGGATGACGAATTTGAGGACGAGTGGGAGAACTATGCTACATTTGAGCCTGAAACGCCATTTGAGTCTTATGATGACTTCGAAATATTCGATTTTAGCGACTTTCCCATGCCTAGTGATACCATGGACCCAGGGTTTGAGCCTGAATTTGAGGAGTTTGAGACCTCATTTGAGGATGTATTTGCTGAATTAGAGGTAGAAATGATGGAAGTATTCGAAGATTTCTCTATGGATATGTTTGAAGAGACCTTTGAAGAGATAGACTTTGAACTACCTGAGATGGAAGAGATGGAAGAAATGCCGGAGATGCCAGAAATGTCAGAACCAGAATTAGAAGAGGAGGTACCTAATGAACCTGAAATGGAAGAACCTATGGAAGAAGTTGAAGAAGTTGTTGAGGAAGTTGAAGAACCCGAACCAGCCGAAGAACCCTCTGAAGAGGAGGTATTAGAAGATGAACAGGATGAACAGCAAGAAGAAGAACTTGAAGAAGAGAGTGAGGGGGCTGCAGATGAGGAAGATAATGAAGAGCTTGAAGAAGAATCTGAAGAAGCGGAAGAAGAAACAGAATCAGAGGGAGAGGCATCTGAAGATGAACCAAGCTCTGACGAAGACTCTGGGGATGAGGAAGAAGTAATGGTAGCTGAAGTTGAGAAGGAAGAGCCTACTGCTAAGGAAAAGCAAAAGTCTAAAGAGAAAAAGATGCGAGAAATAATAACTGCTAAGCTTAATAACCTGGCGAAAGAGATGGGAGAAGCCGCTTCATTAGATGCTCAGAAAGAGATTCAAAGTTATATTCTTGCACTTTTAAACTTTAATCTTGGATTTAACAGTTATAATTCGTCTATGGTTGACGGGTTGTTTTACATAGATAGGGATATTTATAAAGACAAAGAAATACCAGAGAACCAACGAGGTTTACGAAATGGACTGGCAAATGAAATTTTACATAATAAGCTAGTTGATATACAATACGGAGAGGACTATGGCAGAAGTAGAATACAAGGGGATTAAGGTAGGTGGCTCAAAGCTCCTTCTTATCGTGCCGTTGCTCGGTACAATCGTTGGGGGGCTCTGGGGCGGCTTTGAGGTGTATCAACGTTACCTTGAGATGGAAGCTAAAATTGCAAAATTTGTAGCTCCTGATTTGTCAGGCTTTGACAAACGTATTGCACTAATGGAAGAAAAGTTTGTTATTGTAGATACACATATGACTTTTGTATCTAAAGAAATCGGTCTATTCAAGGAAGAAATAGAGATGATTAGGGAAGTTAATGAGGAACATTATCAAACTATTAAAGACTTAAAGGCTTCTATGCGTGATGATATCACTAGGCAAGAAAAGATTATTGATGATGTTGAAGATGAAATTGCAGAACTGGAGGGTGATGTCAGAAATATGATTGATATTGCTGAAGGTAGGTTTGAGAATAAACGCGACCAACTACAAAATGATTATGAACAAAAATCTGATACTATCCGTACTGATGTGGATAGAAAGTTAGCAGAACTTGAAACTAGGTTAAATACGAAGTTGCAAAGAGCGTTAGATAATCCATTAGCAAATTAGGAGAGATATGGATACATTACCCCTAAAACATACAAAGTGGTCTGATAGGCTAGCCTTTGATATAGCGCTACTCTTAGAAAAGAGTGGGGAGACCTTAGATGAAGTTATTGAACGTCATGCTATTACAGCTGATGATATGCTGAAATTTAACGAAGACCCCATTTTCAGAAAGAAAACCGAAGACTACCGTAATGAAATAAGAGAGAAAGGTGTAACTTTTCGTCTTAAAGCACGGGCACAAGCTGAAGAACTTCTAGTTACGTCATGGCAGTTAATCCATTCGCCAGAAGTATCTCCAGCGGTTAAGGCAGATTTGATTAAGTCAACTGTAAAGTGGGGGAATCTTGAACCTAAGAATGAAGGAATGGATACAGATTCAGATGGTAGACTTACAATCACAATAAACCTTGGTGAGACTACGCATAAGATGACACAGGTAATAGAACATGAACTAGAGGAGGGGGATAATGCCAAACTTGTCGACGCTTCTTAACACATTTAATTCTTCATATGACAATTTACCAGCTACAAAGTTTGATACGACTCGTCGCTATCATGAGTTTGCTAATAGTTTAATTGACGCTGGTGTCAGTTTTCGTGTTAGAATATTAAAGAGAACTAGACGAAAACCCAGCCAGATAATAGTTATGTTATTACAAGAGGTCGATATGACACAGCCAAATAATTTACCACTTGAACCACATCAGCATGAAATAGATGATGTTGATAGTGTTGATATAATTGGGTCGTGCCCTAACTGTGAAGTGCTTTTATCTAATAGTGAATCGTGTTCTTATTGTGGGGAGAATATAGCACAGATGTATATACAAGGACGTAGAGATGGCGCAGTCCAGCACTAACGTAGACTACACACCACATAAGACTACACGGGAGTTTATGCTAAGTGATGCCTCTATGAGAGCATTGATGGGACCAGTTGGTAGTGGGAAGTCAGTTGCATGTTCGTTTGAAGTTGTTAGGAGAGCAGCAATGCAGGAGCCTAATAAAGATGGGATTAGGAAAACCAGAGCTGCTGTAGTACGTGAGACAGCACGTCAACTAGCAGATACAACAATTAAAACATTCCTAGATTGGTTTCCACCAGGGCGATGTGGGCGGTATATGCGCACAACCAAAACATATTTCATGAAACTAGGGGATGTAGAGTGTGAGGTGATGTTCCGAGCGTTAGATGATGCAGATGATGTAGCAAACCTTAACTCACTAGAATTAACTTTCGCATGGTTTAATGAGTGTCGAGATATCCACCCTAATATTATTGATGCTATGTCTAAACGTGTGGGGCGTTTTCCAAGCCGTAAGGATGGTGGTCCTACATGGCATGGGATGTGGGGAGATACAAACCCCCCAACAATGGATACATGGTGGTACTACCAGATGGAACATCTAGACCCAGTAGATGGTGTAAGTGAAAATGATAATGGATGGGATGTATTTAAGCAACCATCTGGCCGAGCTCCCGACGGAGAGAACGTTGAGAATTTGCCTGAAGGATATTACAATATAAAAGGTAGGAGTGAAGAATATATAAGAGTCTATATTGATGGTGAATATGGATTAAGTTCAGCAGGTATGCCTGTGTATAAGTATTTTAGGCCTGACTATCATATGGCACATGAAAAACTTAGTCCTATTGTTAATGGTGTAAGACCCATTGTAGTTGGGATGGATTTAGGGTTAACCCCTGCTGCAGTCATCGGACAGCAAGACCCAAGAGGTAGAGCAATCATACTTGACGAAGCTGTCAGCTTTGATATGGGCGTACAAAGATTTATGAGGACAGTGTTGAAGCCGCTATTATACGAGAGGTTTCCCGGTAGCCCCATTACAATAATTGTAGACCCAGCTGGTATACAACGTGCACAGACTGACGAGCGTTCAGCAGTAGATATTATTAAAGCTGAAGGGTTTAATGTTAGGCCTGCAAAGACTAATAGTATATCAGCAAGAGTTAATGCAGTAGATGAATACCTAATGCGACATGTAGATGGAGATACAGCGTTTCTAGTTGACCCTAGATGCACTAAACTTAAGTCAGCAATGATGGGTGGCTATCGCTATCATAAAACAAATGGCTCAATTGACAAGAATAAGCATTCTCATATTGCAGAGGCGCTACAGTATTTGATGCTTCATATAGGTAACATTTCTTATCAGATTGACTTAAATAGAAAAAGAGATGTGAAACAAGTTGCAGCAATAGGATGGACGTGATATGATGTATTCGGGTGTGGTTTTACTCTCCTTTTCCACGTAGGCGCACCTGGTTCCCTCGGTGAGTCACCTCTCGAGGGAGCCTTTTAAAGGAAAAATTGATTGCATATGTAAACTAATTTGTGTAATATACGCATAATATGTACAGACCATACAAAAAGAAAAAGGGTAAATAATGGCTTTAAGAGTTGTGGGTAATGCTGCTATGGTTCAGCAGGAGCGTGAGGAAGATAAGCGTACGCTTGAGGAAAGACAAAATGAACCTCTATTTTTAGGGATAACTGCGCATCTAAAAGAGTGCTGGGATGCTGCTAGACAAGCTAAAAAACCTATTGAAACTATCATGCTTAAAGGAATGCGGCAGCGTAATGGCCAGTATGAACCTGATAAATTATCTGCTATTCACTCACAAGGTGGCTCAGCAATTTATATGGGGATTACTGAGGTTAAATGCCGTGCAGCTGAGAGTTGGTTACGGGATATCTTATTAGATACCGGTACCCCTCCTTGGGATTTAGGCCCAACCCCACTACCCGATTTATCTCCAACACAAGCTGAAGAGATTGAGCAAGCGTTTGCAGCTAGTGTATTAAAAATTGTTGAAGTTGCAGGCCAAGCGCCAACTGAAGGTGAGATGTCAGAATTGAAAGAAATGGTAACACAAGATTATCGTTTCAAGATATTACAGGACGCACAGAACCGTGCTGACAGAATGAAAGTACGAATTAGTGACCAGTTTGCTCATGGAGGATGGGCTGAAGCGTTTGATGATTTTATCACTGACCTTGCAACATTTCCGTGTGCATTCATCAAGGGACCAGTAGTACGACGTCAGCGTCGCCTGGAATGGACGACAGGTGAAAATGGTGAAACGATTGCAGAAGCAGGTGAGGAACTAGCTCCTGAGTATGAAAGGGTTGACCCCTTTAAGATTTATCCTGAACCAGGGATTACAAATATTGATGAGGGGTATGTATTTGAACATCATCCATTAACACGTATGGAGTTATCCGAATTAATAGGTGTCCCTAATTATGATGAAGAAGCTATACGTAAAATTTTACAGGATGAACATTTAACAAGCTGGGTTAACGAGGATGTAAAGCTTGAGAAAGAAGAGGCTGAGCGTAAGACGCAGAGTTATAATAGACCTACAGAAATTTTTGATGCATTAGAATTTCATGGCAAGATAAGTGGTAAAATGCTTCTTGAATGGGGCTTAGAGGAAGACGAAGTACCAGATGAGGCTCGTGAGTATGAAGCATGTGTATGGATTATAGGTAACTATATAGTTAAAGCAGTATTAAATTATGACCCACTAGGAGAAAAACCATATGCAAAAACATCCCTTATTAAGAGTCCCGGTGCATTTTGGGGTAAAGGCATACCTGAAGTTATTGAAGATGTACAGAATATTTGTAATGCATCTGCACGAGCTCTGGTTAACAATATGGGTATTGCATCAGGCCCTCAAGTGGAAGTTAATCTGGAACGTATACCCCCGAATGAAGACATTACTCAGCTTCACCCTTGGAAGATTTGGCAAGTAACCAACGACCCATTAGGAGCCAGTGCTCCAGCTGTAAGGTTTACACAGCCAGAAGATAATGCAACCACATTGATGCAAGTATATGAGAAGTTCAGCGCATTAGCTGATGACCACTCAGGCATCCCATCTTATATTTCAGGTGACCTTAATGTACATGGGGCAGGACGCACAGCGTCAGGGCTATCCATGCTTATGGGTTCAGCTGGTAAAGGAATTAGACAAGTAGTCATGCATATTGACAGTGATGTAATTAAAAAGATTGTCCATAGACAATTTGTTTATAATATGCGATATGACCCAGATGAAAGTATTAAAGGCGACGTTGAGATTATTGCCCGTGGCGCTATTAACTTAGCAGTCAAGGAAACTGTCAATGTACGCCGAATTGAATTTCTTAATGCAACCGCCAACGAAATCGACATGGAGATTGTTGGTAAAGAAGGCCGTGCCGCGATTCTTCGCGAAGTGGCTAAAGGTTTGCAAATGCCTGTGGATGATATCATTCCATCTCGGGAAAAAGCCAGTTTTGGTGAGCGTATGAGCGCCCAGCAAGCTTTAGCTGCACCGCAGCAAGCTCCGCAGGGTGGAACTCCAACGCAACCAGATGGCACTCCCAAAGGTGGGTATGAAGGAAACACAGTGAGTAATCGTGTAACGGGAGGTGCAGGATGATAAGACCTGAACCAGAGGTTACTCATGCGTTAGGGGCAACTGTTCGTCAATATCCAGTTCTATTAGAGTGGATAAAAGGATGGCAGCAACATGAACTAGCGCAGCTACCAAACGTAACTACGAACGTGGCATTAGCTCAGGGACGGTGTCAAGTTTTAAAGGAGCTCTCAGATTTCGCTGAGAAGTCCCCAGATTTAGCAGCAGAGTCTAAAGGATAGCTGTATTTTATTACGCATACCAATATAGGAGCAATAACATGGCAATACCAGAGCAAGTACAAAAACAGTCAGAGGCAGTGCAACAACTATATGCAGACCTTAACGAGGAAGTTAAGGGAACCGAATCAGAGGCGGGTCTTGAAACCCAACCTGCTGAGGGAGAAACTGTAGTTGCAGAGGCACCCGCCGACCGTGTTGATGAACAAGCAGCTCAGTCTGCACCAGAAGAGCAAACGGTAGCAGACACTCAAGATGATAAAACATTAGAACAAAAATATAAGACCCTACAGGGAATGTACAATGCAGAAATTCCTCGTTTACACGCAGGTAAACGCGAATTAGCAGATAGAGTTAGTCAATTAGAGAAATTACTTAGTACAACAGTTAATAAGATAGAAGCCACTCCAGCTACTCCAGTAGAACCGGAGACGCCTCAAGTTTTGCTAACAGAGCAAGACATGGAGGATTATGGTGATTCTATTGAAGTTATGCGACGTGTATCTAAAGAAGAATCTAGTATAGCTAATAATCGTATAGCCCAGTTAGAATCAGTTATTCAGCAACTAAAATCTAATTATGATGGTGTGGCACCTCGCGTAGAGCAGATATCACAACAACAGAATCAGAGTGCTGAACATACATTTTGGTCTCAATTAGAGTCTAATGTCCCAAATTGGAGAGATACTAACGTTGACCCAGATTTTCAAAACTGGTTATTGAGTATCGACCCATTAACAGGAATTAGTCGCCAGACATACTTAGAAGATGCACAAAGCAACTTTGATGTAGAACGGGTAGCTAACTTTTTCTTAGCTTGGGGAGAAAATAACGGTAAGCCACTAGCTCAAAAAGAGAAAGCAAGTTCTCAAACTCAACTAGAGAAACAGGTTGCGCCAGGTAAGGGTAAATCCACTGGAGCTCCTGCGTCAGATAGTGACCGAACATATACTCCTGAAGATATCTCACAGTTTTATAATGATATCAAACAAGGAAAATTTAAAGGTCAAGGGAAAGAACGTGCTAGAATAGAACGCGACATTTTCGCTGCACAGCGAGACGGTCGTATTGTCACTGCATAATATTATATAGGAGGCTATTATGGCATATGCGGTATCATCCGGTAAGCCGGCATACACTGGGAATTTTATCCCAGAGATTTGGTCAGGCAAACTTATTGAAAATTTCTATGACGCTACGGTGTTAGCAGCAATTTCCAATACTGACTACGAGGGCGAGATTAAAAACTACGGTGACACGGTTAACATCCGTACCACACCTGAGTTGACAATCCGCGATTATGTGAAGGGTCAAACCTTAAGTGTTGAAAACCCAGATAAACCTAAGTTGCAACTACTCATTGATAAAGGTGAGTATTTTGCGGCAGTTGAAGACGACGTTGATAGAGTCCAGGCAGATATAAAAATGATGGACCAATGGTCTAAAGACGCTTCCGAGCGTATGAAGATTAAGATTGACCAACGTGTGTTGACAGATGTCCTTCCAGGCATCGACGCTGCCAATAAGGGCGCAGCAGCTGGTCGTATCTCAGGTAACATTAATGTGGGTGTAGCTGGTACTCCAGTTGCTCTAACTAAAACTAATGTTATTGAGCATATTATCAACATGGGTCTGGTTCTTGATGAAGCTAACGCTCCTGAGAGTGACCGTTTCTTGGTTATTCCAGCGAAGATGGGAGCTCATATCAAGACTTCTGACCTTAAGGATGCATCTATAACAGGTGATGGTTCATCTCCACTACGTAACGGTCGTTTAGGCATGATTGATAGATTTACAGTTTATATCAGTCATAACCTGAAAAAGACAGGTGCTGAGTTTGACCTTATCGCTGGTCATAAGATGGGCTTTACATTTGCTTCACAGATGACTAATCTTGAAACTTTACGTTCTGAAACAACATTCGGCAACATTATCCGTGGTCTACAAGTATACGGCTATAAGGTTACTAAAGGCGAAGCGTTGTGTCAGTCCGTGGTCACAGTATAATAGGAGGTTAAAATGGCTACATATACAGATGGAACTGGCTATAACTTAGGCGCAGCAGCTCATGTTGCTTCAGGCGTAAGTAAAGTCGGGGTTCTAGAAGTAACTTTAAACTTCGCAACAATTACTACTGACCGTGCAGCAGCAAGTTTGACAGCTCTAACAAGCGGCGACGTTCTAACGGCGTTACATATTCCAGCTAAGACTATGGTTTTGGCAGTGGGACTTGATGTAACTACGGCAGAAGGTGGCACGCTTACTATAGATGTCGGCGATGGAGGCGACACTGATGGTTACTTAGATGGCGTAAATGCTAATACAGCAGCATCTTACTCTACATCTTTGGTACTAGCAGAGGCAACTCCAAACACTGTTACAGGCTACTCAAACGGTAAGTACTACGCAGCAGCTGATACAATTGACGTTAAAACCGTCAATGCAGCTGATGCAGCAGTAATGCGTTTGTGGGCGGTTGTTGCAGATTGTTCATAAGTTGAACCGAGGTTGGGGGTTTAGGCCCCCACCTCTTCTTTAGGAGAATATTGTGGAAAAAAGAAGATGGTTACGCCATAAAGAAGATGGCACGATTTACGGCTGGAATAAATACCTTGCCGAAAACGAATTATGTGAGGAAGTTTCTGAAGAGGTTGCGTTCCCAGAGAAACATATTCCTGAAAAACAAATAACACGCAAGGCAGAAATGGATTTAACAACTGAAAAAATACCTGAGCAAGTTGATTCAACTCCTGTAGAATTGTCTGCAGAAGCATCAAGAGGGTTGCCTAAATGATATTGAACGATGTAATTACTGAAACCAGGCGTATTCTACAAGATATTGATTCGCCTCAGCGTTATTCTGATTCAGTACTTTTAGGATTCGCTAACCAAGCATTGAAACGGATTGCAGTATTGCGACCCGATTTATTTGCTTATGTAGGTACAGTAACTTGCACAACTGATGCAGTATTGCAAAATGCTCCATCAGATTCAATTCGAATTATAGAGGTTTACTCGGTAGTAGGTGGTGACGGTATTATTGAAGTGGACCGTGAAACTCTAGACCAGTCGCTCCCAGCATGGATGAATGTTACAGCGGCGGCGGCTACAAACTGGATGCGGCATGTTCGTAATCCAAATAGATTTTTTATATATCCTAAGTCCCCGGCGGCTCAGCAACTGAATATAGAATATGCACAGATTCCTCCTACTTATGATGGTGTAACAACAGTTACTCTAATACCAGATGCATATTTTCCTTGTGTCATAGATGCTACGGTATTCTTAGCAGAGTCTGTTGATAATGAACATGTCAATTCTGGTAGGGCTAAATTATTCCATGAGTCTTTCACACAGGCGCTAGGTGTAAGTCTTAAGGGTAGAATAATAACTGATGCGGAGGAATCGGGAACAGATGAGGAAGAATAATGGCTACACGAGATTTTAGTACAGTCGTATCCCGATTAGCTCCAAGCGTGCCTGGGTGTCCAACACCTATCATTGAGCAATATGTTCGTGATGCAGCAATTGAAGCATGTGAAAGAACTTTATCATGGCGTTATGAGCAGCCTCTGCTGCGATTAGTCCCTGGTGCTTATGACTACGCATACAATGCGCCCACTGATTCAGAGGTACATGCATTTATAACAGTAACAGTAAATGGTCGTAGGCTTGAGCCTGTCACTCTTGAGCATTTACACGATATACAACCAAAATGGCCTGAAGCTACAACAGATGAACGTTCAGAGCCTAGGTACATTACTCAATTTGATGCTGATAACTTTGTTGTTGCACCTGTTCCAGATGATGCAGTAAGTTATGACCTTAAGATGATTGTTGCTTTGAAACCTTTACGTACAGCTACTAAAATGGAGAAATCAGTACTTGATGAGTTAGAGAATGTAATTATGCATGGTGCTCTACAGCATCTCCTTGTACTCCCAGATAAAAGTTGGAGTGATACGAAGCTAGCAACATACCATGCAAAACAGTTTTCATTTCAAATTTCAGAGCGCAGAGCAAGAACAAATCTAGGTGCAGCAAGAGCATCTATGACAGTTGAGATGCGTCCATTAGCGTGAGGATATTATGGCCGATGTAATTAGATTAGTAAAAGGCGATGAAAAGCCAGTAATAATTCTAACATTAACTGATGATGTTACAGGTGCTGCGCTAGACTTATCAGCAGGTACAACTGTAGTTACAGTTAAGTTTAGAGCCAGAGGTGGTACGACACTATTATCAACTATCTCAACTACGAAAGTAAGTGGTGGTACGACAGGTAAAGTTCAGTTTGATTTTTCAGGTGGTATATTAGATGTCGCTGCAGGAGCTTATGAGGGAGAAATAATCGTAAATTACAATAGTAGCATACAGACAGTGTATGATACGTTGCGATTTAGAGTTAGAGAAAATTTCTAGTGAACGTAAAGTTTACACAGTCATTAGACTCAATTCCATCGGCTACAGCCTCAGCACCAGGCATATCATATGCTAAGAGTGAACCTTCCATAACAGCAGTAGCAGCGGCTGAAACATCAGTAAGTGTATCAGTATATTTACCTCCTTTAACACCATTACAGGCGTTATCAGTTACAGCAACTGATGTACTTAATACTGTTGCTGTTACTAAAGGTTTAACGGAATCATTGGTTGCATCAGATGTGGTCTCGATGAATTTTACATTACCTGGTTTAGCATCTAGTGTAACAGCGGATTCAGTACCTAGCAAAATATTTAACTCATCAGTCGACTTCGATATGAGTGATGATGATGTTGACCCTGACCCTGTCACAGCGACTGATACTATTAGTTTAACTCCAGGCCGAGAATTTTCCAATGATATTACAGCAACAGATAGTGCTGTCAACCAACCTGGTAAAACAGTACCTGATGCGGTAACGGCGGGAGATGTCATTACTACAAAGGCCATAAATTCAGCAATCCCGTCAGCAGTAACGGCGGGAGACACTGATGCAAAGGCTATAAATCCAGCAATTCCATCAGCAGTAACGATAGCATCTTCTCCATCTTTAGAGCCTAAAAAGATATTAGGGTCTGATGTAACGATGAGTTCAGTGCCTACTAAGATATTCACTTCTTCGGTTGACTTCGACATGAGCGACGATGATGTAGACCCTGACCCAGTTACAGCAAGTGATGTTGCCGTAGCATCGCCTGGGAAGAGTATACCCGACACAGTCACAGCAGCAAGTTCTGACGTGAAGAGCGTGACTACCGCGCCGGGTTCTAACGTAACTGCAGCAAGTAGTCTTAGCAGCCAACCAAGCAAACCGATAACAGGCGATGCTGTAACCGTAGGTGATAATGTTGATTTAACTCCAGGTCGAGGACTCTCTAGTGATATTACAATGGCGTCTGTACTTAATACATTTTCTTATAATAAG